CACCATCTACAGCAACAGTTCTCAAATATGGTCCTAATGGTGGTGTTGGAGGAATCGGAGGACAAACATGTGGGTTACCTGGTGTTCCGTTTGTTTGTCCGTCATTTATCCAAACATATCCTTTATCAGTACAGCACCATCTTACCCAGGTATCAGAACCCATTATCATATTTGGAGTAAGTACCTCAACTGTTTCGATTGCTGTAACTTGAAATGTTAATCTACCAGCCTGGTCAAAAGTTGTAGAATCATCACCTTGTGGGTGTCTTTTTGGATCATAAACTTGAACCGAAACAACCCTACGATTTTTTACAATTCCAAGTCCTGTATCTACAGTCTTATAAACTGTAGCCATTAAAATAGCGCGAATTTTACCTATTACTTTTTGAACAATTAAAGCTGCACGTGTATCACCAATATTTTCATCATTAGTATATCCACGTGAATAAACATCAACCGCGTAACTATATACACCATCAGCATCTTTAACATCTTCATTTTGGTAATTACCATCAATAAAAGACACGTTAATTACAGCTGGTGTCATTTCAGTTTGGTCGAATGGTGTTGTGCGCTCTAGCCAAACATTACAATCAAAATCAGGATCGTAACTTATTACAAATTGATTTTCCAATTCAATAGCAATTATTTCAGCTATTTTATTTCTAATCAATTCATAATTTTGAAGTGGTATTACTCCGACTATTTTACTCATAATAATGTTGGTTTATAATCTCCTAACAAACATACTAAAACTCCTACTGTTTCATCTGGGTGCGCTTGTGTAATAACGTATTCTTTTTCAATACCTGTTGAATCAGCAACCTTAATTATACAACCTTTTATATTTACTTCACCAGCTGCATTTCGTGTAGGAAAATAAGCTGCAATAAGTTCGGCCTCTGAAATGTTTATATGTGCGTTTCTGGTGTTTACAATCATGCCTGTTTCGAAATCAACTTTAAACCAATGTTTGGAGTTAAGTCCTACAACTTGTGCTGTTTCTCCAGTTTTAGGATTAGTGATTGTAATATCTACGCTAAAGTCCATTTTTGAACCAAGTATTATTTTCCAATCTTCTCTTGCAAAGTTTAATATTCCCATTTTTTCTAATATTTATTTTTACAAAAAAAGCGCGGCCATTACAGCACGCGCCTCCCCCTACTAATCCTCAACTAAACTATTTTTTTTTAGGCTTAATTTCAACTTCCGTTTCAATCTCCTCTAAAAGTTCAATGTATTTACCATCAATTAAATATTGAATTCTTTTTTCTCCAAAAGCTTTTTCGGTTACTTCTTCGCCAAATCTGTAAATCTTATTGTTAAGACCTCCAACTGATAATGAAATTACTTTGTATGTTGCCATTTTATAGGGTAAAAAAAAAGGGGCGGGCAATAACTCCCGCCCCTTTTAAAGTTAATTATTATTATTAAAGTACAGTTGCAGTGTAAATTTGGTCAACTGCTACTGGAATTGCAATACCTGCAGATTTAACATCCATAATGTGAGCCGTCTTACGTTGGTCTGTATATGAATTTAAAATGTATTTTCCTGTTGCTGCTGCAATACCACCATCATTCATTAATCTTGGAACCGCTGCATAAGCAAGTGTAAAGTTAGGTGTTTGAGGAACCCAAATTACTTTTCCAGCATCAATGTAAGATACTAAATTTCCGCTTGTGTTTTCGTAAACTTCTGGGTATGTCCAAAGGTCAAAGCTATAAGCACCAGCATCATAACGGCCCATGTAAGTACCACCGTTTGCATTACGCAATGGAGATATAATATTATCTAAATGGAAGTTACGAACCCATGCTCTAGTTTGTACAAGTGTATTACCTACAAATGCTTGAAATGCGCTTTCAGACATAATACAGTTAATAACACCACCTTGGTATTTACCAGAGTTACGTAAGAACTGAGCTGCTGCAACAAATGTTAAAGCTGGATCGTTTGCGTTATTGCTCCAAACTGGTGCTGATACTAATGAACCCGCCTTACGGTTAAAGTCAATATTAGTTCCAGCATTAAGTTCAACAATACCTGTTAACAAAACTTGCGCAGCTTGTAATTCATAAGCACGTTCAATTTTAGCTTGTACCATTTGAACATGATCAGCAACCTGCTCAGTGTAATCTCTGAACATACCTGCATCAATTTCAGTTGCATTCCACAATGTGTTATACAAATCTAATTGTGTCATGTCAAAATACTCATGGTAGTATGGTGGTTGAAAAATCTTTTCAGTTGATTTACTGATTGAATTTCTGTTACCATCCGCGCCACGAATAACATCAACTGCAACCTTTTCAGTTCCTCTTTGTACCTCAATAGATACGTTAAGAGAATTTGAAACCTTCTCTGTAAATAATGAGCGCAAGAATGATTTTGGTTGAGGTCTTTCACTGTACACATCAACTAAAAACTTGGTAAACAAGCCTTGTGCTTCACGGATAGTTATATTTGCCATTTCTTCTTTTTGTTAGTTTGTTTTTAAAAAATTAAAGCGCGTTATCTGGATTATCAAAAGTTGTAAGTTCTTCAGAACCTTGAACTAATTTTACTCCAACTGTATCAGAACCGATACGGTCAAATAATCTACGTCCGCTAATTACACTATTTAAAGTAGTACCTGATTTCAATACTAATTTGTTTTCTACAACATCTCCACTAACACATAATGTTAATTGAGTTGTGCTGCTTGCTTCAGCTGTTTGGCTTTCAAACAAAATTCCAATTGGAAATTGTGAACCATCAGATGCAGTAGCATCTAACTCAGTAATAAATCCTGTTGCAGAAATACGGCCCATTATCATTCCAGCAGTTAACTCAACATCTGAATAAGTAGCGTTGTTGTAGTTAAATGTAGCTGTACGATTATCCCATACAAAGATTTTGGAAGTATCCTGATTTGCAAATAATTGATTTGACATATCTTTTTTTTATTAAATTAGTTTGATAAATGTACGTTGATGTCGCTTTTTTTAGCAGCATCAATTTTAAGTCCTGCACTTGCTTCAGCTAAGAAATCAGATTTCTTTTTGTCAGCTTCAACTGTTTCATCAACCGCTGCTGTTACCTCAACTGCATTAGATGGCAATTTAGCCAATGTATTAGCTTGCATAGCTTTTACATTAAATTGAGCCATTTGCGTTTGTGTCATTGGTTTTCCAGACTCAATACCTGCCTTAGCAGTTACCGCGTCAATTTCTAAAAATGCAAGAAATGAGCCTACGCGATCACGCTCAGCATCAATTGCCTCTTGCTGAACTTGCGCAAACAATTCAGGATGCGCTGCTTTAAATTCTGCTATTGTTTTCATTTTTATTGGTTCAATTATTGGTTCTACGTTTGATTCTAATTCTAAAACTGATGTAATTTGAGTTGGCAATTCAGCTGTAAAATTGTATTTATCAGCTAATGCCTTAATTTTTTTTGCCTCAGTTACAGATAGTTTATTTATTTTTGATACAAGTCCTAACTGTTTAGCTTGTTTTGCAGTTATTATACAATCAATGCGCATATCAGGATTAAACATGTCATTGTAAGATTTGCCCGTAACTTGTTTAAATAATGCACTTGGAATTTTTTCTTCCATCTTCTTACGAAAATTTGCATTAATAGAATTCAAGTAAGCTTTATCTTCTTCAGTTGAAACGTAACCATCTGCACGATGAAAAATAAAAGTTGAAGCATCTAAACACTCCACATCATTTGCAAACAACAACATGAACGCTGCCATTGAAGCCGCAATACCGTCAACCTTTACAGACATATTACCAGGGTATTCACGCATTTTTGCAATCATACCCCATCCAGCATACACATCACCGCCTTGACAATTAATACGACATGTAATATCTTCTCCATCAAATTCGTTTAATTTATTGATAAACTCCTCTGCTGAAAATGAATTAATACCTCCGTATAACAGTAATTCTTGCATAAGGCAAAATTCCCACCTTAAAATTAATTTATATAATTATTTCCATTTTAAATGGAATTAATTTAATTTAGCCGACCATGAGCGATAAATCACTAAAAGCAGAAATACGTATAACTGGAGTTACTAAATCAATGAAAAAGGATTTAGTTAATATACGTAAGAATTTAGGCATTTCAGAATCAGATATGCTAAAGCCAGTTATTTCAAAATGGATTTCAGAACAACCAGATAGGTTAAAAAAAGATTACGTGGAATGATTAATCATCATCCTCCATATCATCCTCCTCCATATCATCTTCCTCATCCATTTCCTCCTCATCTTCTTCCTCCATTGGTTCAGCTGGAGGCATTTGTGATGGTGCTGCAGTTGGTGGTGTTTCGGTAACTAATCCTAACTCCTCCGCTTCGTGCAATTCATTAGCAAACTGTTTAATGTTAGAATTTGCATCACCACTATTTAAAGCTTCTGTTGCATCTTCAACTGTTGTTAATGGAATGTTTGCACCTCTTGCCCCCATTTTTAAACGCTCAGCTTGTACCTCTTTTAATGGATCAATATGTGGAACATTATCACCTATAAATCTTGATTGAGAATAAGCCTCTACAATTAATTCAGTATCATTTATAATAGCCTCTGTATATCCTGGTGCAATAATCTTACCTTCAAACACATTTACAAATAACCAAAACTCATAAATCTTCTTATAAAATTGTTCTGCTAACCTATCACGTTCAACTTTTAACGTATGCTCCCAATCTTTTAATGCAGCCCTAGAACTTGAATAGCTGTTTTCATATTTTTGAAATGCAACATCTGGAGGAATTCCCAATGCAGCACAAATAATATCAATATTTTTATTATAAAATTCAGCAAAATGTAAATCAGTCTTTGTGTCAACTACACTTATTTTAGAACCAATAGGCATGTTAAACGTTTGCTTGTTTACACTTGCATATACTTTATTAGCCAACTGTTCACCTTCAATTGTTTGTGGCAATCTCCCATCTGCATTTCCTCCTAATGCAATACCTCCACGTGTAGCCTCTGCAAGCCCTTTTATAAATGGATTTTCGCCTGTTGACTGATTACCATGTTCAATAAAAAATGGAATTTTAGCACGTTCCTCAGCACTACCTACTGTAGCCTCTTTGTATCTTTCTAATTTTGCAAGTGTTTCAAGTACAACAGATATTAATGGAATACCTCTGCAATCCTGTGGACGGTACATTGCACCCTTAACTAAAAATGCAACCTCATGTCCTGATGCTGAACGTGCTGGAATCCTTTCATATTCCCCTTTTCTATTTGTAATCCAATATGCAACGTCCATTCCTTCAGGAGAAATCTCAACTCCATATCTTAATTCATTTCCATTGTCAAGTAAATTTGGGAAGCTTTGACCAGTGGAAATCATTGAACGTACATTAGCCCCGTCAATTAATTGTACTTTTACTCCCTTACCTTTTGTGTAATATAATCTTACAAGTACATCACCACCAATTAATGCAGACTTTAAAACCTCAGCTGATAAAGCATTTACAGACATCATTTGTGATGATGTTGATTTTTTAGAATTCATAAACAAGCGAAACCTACGCTCAACTTGTGATGAAAATTCTTCAGAATCAATCTGTATTTTTTCTTCACCTAGAAATTTATATTCAGGTTTACATTGTAGCCTCAATCCTGAACCAACAACCCAACTTACAAACCTTCCAATTACTGTACGGGTAATTTCGGATTCAGCATAAGATTGCCAGGACCTTGCACGTAAACGTGGAAAATCCATCCAATAAGATTTTACTGGACCAATTTCACCTAAGTTCTTTTCCCCATCATAAGGCAATGAAAAGTAATCACCATAGTTTACATAACCTGAACTTCGCTCAGCTTTTATCTCATTTATTTTTTGTTCAAATTTTTCAGCAGGTACACCGCCAAATAACTCAACTATCTTACCTCTAACACTTAATTTTAAAGGTAAATTTTTATTCAAACTACTTACTTGTTTTGCCATTTTTTAAAAAAAATTTCCCGTAAAATTGTTACCATTCATTAATCTTATGCGCCTACCTAATCTTTGATTTTGGTAAAAAATACGCATCTTATTTAACGCATCAATAGTTTTTGTTATTGATTCAATGCCTCTATAAACTGCCCTAATTTTTGTTTGACCATCATCTAATGAGTATTCAGATATGTAATTTTTTTCAATTACCTCTGGATTTAACATCAATAAGAAAAGAGCCTCAATAACTTTGTCTATTGCTACAATCTTTTCTGATATGGTATTTGCAGACATAATGTATTGCTGCGTGGATTCAAAAAAAATGCCGTCTATTGCGCTCATTTAATTAAGTGTTATATATTTGCAAATATATAATTTTTATTTTATAGCCCCCTACTTTCAATGACACATAATTTAACAGGCATTGCAGTCAATACATCTTATGTTTCTGAAAAATCATATTTAGAAGCATTAAACGTAAGAATAGCAGTGTTAATTCCTGATCGTGGAGATCGGCCAAATTTTACAAACAATTGCTTACAACTAATAAATGAACAAACTTTATACCCCGTTAAAGTTTTCCATGTAAATGAACCTCCACAATCACTGCGAGCTGATATTACATACCGTTATAGAATAGGTTACAATTTACTTTCAAATTTGGCAAACGTTGATTTAATTGCATTTATTGAAAATGACGATTATTACGCGCCAAATTACCTTCAAACTATGGCAGCACATTGGATTGAACAAGGTAAGCCCGAAATGATTGGAACGTGTTACTCATGGTACTATCATATTGGATTACTTAAATATACTAAGTTAGAACATTACACACGCTCAGCTGCTATGAATACTCTTATTGTACCGAGATTAAAAATAAAATGGTGTGCTGATACTGAACCTTATACAGATATGCACCTTTGGACCAATTGCCCAGAAATAAATAAAACAATTGTAAACCCTGAAAATATTATTTCAATAGGTCTTAAACATGGTGTAGGAAAATGTGGTGGAGGTTCGCACGTGGATAGACTTAATAAATATAAACATACAGACCAAAATATGGAATGGCTATTTAAAAATGTTGATCCAAAATTTCATTCATTTTATACTCAAACCAATGCAAAGTTACACGGTAAATATTGATTCAATAACAGGTCGATTTGGTAAGGTGTTTAAAAAATACGACATCGTTTCTGATGTTGATTTTCAACCAGGTGCAACAGATGTTTTAATACTAAAAAAATTTATTATTCCAAAAGACAATTCATATAACATTGATAATTCTTACATTGAAAATTTGCCAAATTTTGACAAAAAAAATGGACTTAAAATTTATCAAATTTATTATGATCAAAATCAGTTGCCGCAATTAGATTACACACCATACTTTAACAATAATTGCACAAAGTATTTTGAATCTCAAGTCATGGTTGATTTAATAAATGAAGGTGCGCATTTAGATTATTCATACTTTGGTGTTGTTGCTTATAAGCTAAGGGAAAAATTATCATTTGCAAAAACATATCCAATAGTAAATATTGCAAACCGTTCTATTCAAGAATTTACTCCAGAACTTTACGAATTTGAACTTTGGAAAAGAACTCCTGATGTATTTAGTTTTCAAAGACATTTACCACATGATCCTGTTTCTTTTGCTGATAGGTTTCATTCAGGTTTTTCTAATTACTTTAAAAAAATAATGTATGAAATAGGTTACAATTGGTATCCTACTGCATTTGAAAATGTTTTTTATTGTAATTACTTCACTGCTAAATCTGAAATTTATGAACACTTTGTAAAAACAATGTTAGAACCTGCAATGGAAGTTATGGAAATAATGCCAGAACTTATGCAGAATTCTGGTTATCCTAAAAAATTACCTGAACATTTACAGAGGCAATGGGGAATAGATTTTTACCCGTATCACACATTTTTATGTGAAAGAATGTTTTCGTATTATGCACATCTAAATAAATTGAAATGCTTGCATTATTAACTAGCTGTGGTAGGTTTGATTTGCTTGAATATACTTTGTCAAGCTTGTACAAAAATCAACAATACATTATTGATTTAACTATTACTGAAGATGCTTCAATAAAAAAAGGGCAGCATCAGCAAATTGAAAGGTATTTAAATAATAATGAAGGGAAATATTATCTTCATTTAGAAGATGATTGGGAGTTTGAAAATAATTACAATTGGATTGAAGAATCAATTAAAATTATGGAATACGATCCTACAATTATAAAAGTTCTTTGCAGACGCGAAAGCCCGCACCCGTGCGAACATGATATAAAAATAGAAGGTTTGCAAAGATTTGGCTATATTGAACCATGGAAAAATAACGGTATTAACTGGAGCGGATTTTCTTGGAACCCTGGTGTTACAAGATTAGATTTATTAAAACAGTTTTTGCCGTTTAAAAAGTATGAACAAAACGTTGCTGAAGATATTTACAATGCTGGTTATAAAGTAGCAGAATTACATAAACCAATATACACACACATAGGAGATGGAAGAAGTACAACTTAATGGTGGATACGATAACGAAGGAGTTATTTGGCATCAGCACAGCAATCATTTGCTGATTAAATTAATGGAGTTACTTCCAAAAGAAACACCTATAATTGATATTGGTTGTGGCCACAACTTTTATGTAAATGTTTTAAATTATTGTGGATGGAAATCAATTGGTGTTGATGCTGCAGATTTAGGAAGCAAACATTTTAAAAAAGCTGATGTAACTAAACCAATTAAAATAAAAGGAACTCATAATGTTATTTCTTTCGAAGTTGGTGAACATATTCCATTGGATTTGTGCGATGCTTACATTGATAATCTTTGCGCGTTTAATGGTGATGTCATTGTTTCATGGGCTATTGAAGGACAAAAAGGAATAGGACATATAAACTGCCAAAATAATGAATGGGTAATTGCACAATTTAATAAACGTGGATACATTTTGCATGAAGATAAAACAAACGAATTACGTTCTTGTGTTCAAAATTGCCATTGCAATTGGTTTAAAAATAACTTAATGTATTTTACAAGGTTATGAAAAAATTCCACCTCTACTTCATAAATTATAATGATAGTTATTATCTACCATTGCTTGCAAAGCATTACGCATTTTGTGAACGCATAACAATGTTTGATAATTATTCAACTGATAATTCTGTAGAACTTGCTAAATCACTTGGATTTGAAGTAAGGTATTTTGGTAAACCAGGGGAATTAAACGATCAACATTATCTTGATGTAAAAAACAACTGTTGGAAGGATTCCCGTGGACATGCTGATTATGTTATTGTATGTGATGCTGATGAATTTATTTGGGGAGATTATACAAATGTAACGTGTTCAATTCCTAAATCTGAAGGTTATAACATGATTTCAAATGTGCTTCCAAAAAAAGAAATTACAGAAATTAAAACAGGAACATTTGATGTAAATTATGGTAAACAAATTATGTTTGATCCAAACAGAATAAGTGAAATAAATTATGTACATGGATGCCATAAAAATAATGCTGTAGGTAATATTACATCACATGACACAATGAAAATGTTACATTACAGAATGATTGGTGGAGTTTATCGTATTATAAACAGACATCGTATTTACTTACAGCGCATGTCTCAATTTAATCATAAACATAATATGGGACATCACTACAAACATTCTGAAGCTGCAAAACGTGAAGAATGGAACACGCTAATGGCAGCATCAAAAATTGTTATATGAAAATTGAAATTAACCAACATGCAGGTATAGGTGATATTCTTTTTTTAGAACCTATTTTACGTGAGCTTGCAGTAAGTAATGAAATTTATATGCCAGTAGTAGAACCATGGCACTGGCAAAGACATATACCTTACGTTAATTTTACAAATTTTACATTTCAATTCGATAATTATAAGCAAGAATTTACACCTAAATATTACCCGTTTAGATACGCAAATCCTATTTTTAGAGGTTACGATTTAAACGACTGGCACGATTTTGAAAACTGCATGTTAGATAAATACCGTGTACTTGGATTGCCTGATGATATGTGGTTAAATCTTAATGTAACACGTGATAAACAAAATGAATCTAGGTTAATTGAACAACT